AACAATACAGCAGTAGCTGCTGAGAAATCAAACTTATTCTTCGGTACAGGTTTAATGTCTGACCAAAATGAAGTAAAAGTAATTGATATGGCTGACATTGATGGAAGTCAAAACGTAAGAGTGGTAATGAGATTCACAGCAGGTATACAACACGCTATTGGTTCTGATATTGTTCTTTACTCTTAATAACTAAAATTGTATAACATAAAGAGGGTAGGTGGTAATTCACTACTTACCCTTTTTTATAAAAAAATAATAATATGGCTTGTGATTTAACATTAGGAAGAAAAGAACCTTGTAAAGATGTCGTTGGTGGCATTAAAAATCTTTATTTTGTTGATTTTGGTGGTTTAGGTACTGTAACACTTACAGATGATGAAATTACAAATATGACTGGTGCTTCAGGTGCATTAACTGCACGTAAGTATGAGTTAAAAGGTAATTCGTCATTAGAGCAAACAGTAAACTCATCAAGAGAAAACGGAACTACATTCTATGAGCAAACATTAAATGTAACACTTAAAAAACTGTCTAAGGCAGATAATAAAGAGTTAAAATTAATGGCTTATGGTAGACCTCACGTTGCTGTTGAAGATTACAACGGAAACTTTATGATGGTTGGTTTAGTAAACGGTGCTGACGTATCAGGAGGTACTGTAGTAACTGGTGCTGCAATGGGAGACTTAAGTGGTTATACATTAACATTATCTGGTATGGAAACAACTCCAGCTAATTTTATGGCACATACTGCTGGTCAATTAGTATTTAACTCAACAGACTTTGCTGGGTTATCTGGTACTATAACTATTACAGAAGGTACTAACTCTTAAACAGAGTAGGTTCTTAAACATAGAAAGAGGGGACTTTTATAGTCCTCTTTTTTTTTGAACATAATTCAACATAATAGGTTATATAAGTATGATAAGATTATCGCCAACAGCTAACGCACAATCAGTAAGCATTATACCTAGATTATATACTGTTGCTTCTAACTTATCTATGGTTATCGTAGAAGATGGTACTAGAAAAACTCAAACAATAAATAATATAACATCTACACTATCAACTAATGGTAATTTCTTGCAGATGTCTATTGCTTTTACTATTTTAACAGCCGAAAGCAGTTATTCGTTTGAACTAAAACAAGGAACAACATTATTATACAGAGGAAAAGCTTATTGTACTTCTCAAACAGATAATACAATAGACCACACACTTAACACTAATAAATATAACAATTATGTTGGTACTGATACGGATGACCAAAAATATATAATATTATGAACAACTTAAAAGTAATAAATTTATCAGGGTACGAGGTGCCTTCAATAACAGAATCAACAAGATATAAGTGGGTTGAATATGGAGAAGGAAATAATTATTTTGGCGAACTAATTGAAAGATATTTAGGAAGTCCAACAAACTCAAGATGTATAAACGGTATTACAGATTTAATTTATGGTAGAGGTTTAGATGCTACCGATTCTAAAGAAAATGCTATGCAATTTGGTCAGATGGAATCAATATTAAAAAATGATGACGTTAAAAGAGTTACAAGTGATTTAAAGTTATTAGGACAAGCTGCAATTCAAGTTGTTTATAATAAAACAAAGACAAAAATAATGCAGTTAAAGCATTTTCCTGCTGAAACACTTAGAGCAGAAAAAGCAAAAGAAGGAAAAATTGAAGCTTACTATTATCATCCTAAATGGAGTGAAATAAAGCCTAAAGACAATCCAAAAAGAATACCTGCTTTTAAGCAAGGTAAGAAAAGTGAAAAAGTAGAAATATATTATATAAAACCATATAGAGCTGGGTTTTATTACTACTCTCCTGTAGATTATCAAGGATGTTTACAGTATTGTAGTTTAGAGGAAGAAGTATCAAATTATCACATAAACAACATTCAAAATGGTTTAGCACCTTCACTATTATTAAACTTTAATAATGGTATTCCAGGTGATGAAGCACAAGATTTAATAGAAAGAAAAATATATGAAAAGTTTAGTGGTTCTTCTAATGCTGGTAAATTTATTTTATGTTTTAATGAAGATAGTGAAGCACAATCAACGGTAGAACCTATTCATCTACCTGATGCTCACGCACAATATGAATTTTTAGCAAAAGAATCAAGAGAAAAAATAATGATTGGTCACGGTGTTGTATCTCCGATACTATTAGGTATTAAAGACAACACAGGATTTGGAAATAACGCAGAAGAACTGCGTACAGCTAGTGTTTTAATGGATAACATTGTAATAAGACCATTTCAAACATTGCTGATTAACTCTTTTAAGGAGCTATTATCATTTAATGGCATAAACCTTAATCTTTACTTTATTACGCTACAACCAATAGAGTTTACACAGCTTGACAACATAGCTACAAAGATTAAAAGAGAAGAAGAGACAGGTGAAAAACTGTCAAGTGAAGAAAAGAAAGACTTTTCTGATGATGAAGGTGATGATATGTTAAGTCAACTAGAAGAGTTAGCAGAAAAGATAGATAGTGATGACTGGGAATTAGTACATACTGAAAAGGTAGANGACACAGAGAAGGAGTTTGATTTTACAACTCTTTCTATGCCTACTGATAATGACGCTAAACCTAGTAAGTCTTCATCACAAGATAATTCAACATATAAGGTTAGATACTCTTATGGTCCTGTAAGAAAGTCACCTAATTCAAGAAGGTTCTGTCAGAGAATGGAACTTATAACTGAAAAGAACTTAGTGTTTAGAAAAGAAGATATTAATATGATGTCTTTCAGAGGAATTAATAAAGAGTTAGGTCATAAAGGACAAAGCTATTCATTGTTTAAATATAAAGGTGGTGTAAATTGTCAGCATTATTGGGAAATGAAGATTTATAAAAAGAAAGTATCTGAAAATACTTTAGTTGATGAATCTGATGCAATAAAAGACGGTTTAAAGAAACCTAATAATCCAAGTGAAATATCTGTTGAACCTAGAAATATGCCTAATAACGGACATCATCCAAACTATAAGAAATGAAAGCACTATTTATAACATTAGAAGAGTTAAAAAGAAAGTCTATTATAGACGGAAATGTAGATACTGATAAACTCATACAGTTTGTTGAAGTAGCACAAGATACAGTTATACAAAATTATCTTGGTACTAAATTATATGATACACTTCAAGCTGGTGTAATAGGCAACAATTTATCAGTAAATAATGCAACTTTAGTAAATACATATATAAAGCCAATGCTTATTTGGTATACACAAGCAACATATTTGCCTTATGCTGCATATCAAATATCTAATGGAGGTATATATAAACATAATAGCGAAAATGCAACTTCTGTTTCAGAGTCAGAAATAACTAAATTAACTAGACACGCTACAGAAACTGCAGACTTTTATGCTAAAAGGTTTTTAGATTATATGAATGATAAAAGTGAATTATATCCTGACTATATTGGAAGTCAAGATGGGGGAATGTACCCTTTTAGAGACGTTAATTTTACAGGCTGGGTTTTATAATGAAAAGAGGTAAGTACGATAAATATAACAATAAGAATAAAAAGCAGAACGAAATTAAATTAATGAGTTATATTAAAAAGATAAAGAATGTCATTCGGTTCAATATATAGTGAAACTTTTTTTGGTAATACAAACGAAGGAAATGGATGGGGAAGCATTTACCCATTTAATGCAGATGGTTCACACTTAACCGTTGACACAACAAAATTTAGTGCAGATAGCACACAAGTAACAGTAGACGCAACAGTATATTAAAAATTAAATTATGGCAAAACAAGTAATAGGAATAGGAACTACAGCTAATGATGGGACAGGTGACCCATTAAGAACGGCTATGGATAAAACAAATGACAACTTTACGGAGTTGTATGCTGGTGCTGGTGGTGTTGCTGATGGAGCAATTACTACAGCAAAGTTAGCAGCAGATGCTGTAGATTCAGCTAAGATTGCTGATGGAGCAGTTGATACAGTTCATATTGCTGATTTAAACATTACAACAGCTAAAATAGCAGCAGACGCAGTAAGTTATGCTAAATTAGGTGCAGAGTTTACTACTGCAGCAGCATTAAGTGGTACATCTGTAGATTGGGCAACTGCAACAACATTTACTAAAACATTAGGAGCAGACACAACATTGACTTTTGCTAATGTATCAACAGGTATGCAAATCAATTTAGTTATTAGTGGTAATTACGCTTTGACTTTACCATCAAGTGTAAAAGAACTTACAAATGCTTCAACGTATGATGGAAGTGGAGAAAATTTAATAAGTATAGTTTCTACAAATGGAAACACAGAACAATTCGCAACAATAAATAAAGTAGCATAATATGAAAGCAGTAAATAACGCAGGTGTAATAACTTTTTATCAATCATTACCTAATTCATTTAGGTCATCAACAGGACTGCATTTAAACGTAAAAGGGTGGTCTGACCAAGATATGAAAGACAATGGTCTTTTTGATGTAATCATAGATGATAGTTATGATGAAAGAATACACGATTTAGGTGAGATATATTGGGACACAGGAGCAACTGTATTTAGAAAAGATAAGTCGAATAAGTCATTTGATAAATCAGTAAGCGAATTAAAAGAACAGGCGATTAGCAACTTTAAAAGTAGAATAGGTGGTGAACTTGCAAAAACAGATTGGTATATAATTAGNGAANNNGATAATGGAGCTGATGTACCNGNAGATATAGTTGATGCAAGAGTAGCTTTAAGAGAATTATCAGATACAGTTGAATCGGAAATAAATGCACTAACTACTAAAGCAAAAGTTATTACATACGATTTCCCAAACATTTAATAAATGGGTTTAAATAAAAGATTAATTGGTGCAGGTGCTACTGCA